AGACTGGCATGTCTCCACAGGAACCTCCGTACAACATTATGTATATGACACGCTAGACCCAAAAACATTTTATGTTTATCCAATCCCAGCGGCAGCTAGTTATACGGCAATGATTGTTTATAGTTCATCCCCGGCCAACATTACGATTGCAAACTTTGCATCGACCACCACCGTAATTACTTTGGATGATATTTATGCTAATGCGATTTTAGATTACATGCTTTACCGGGCTTATTTAAAAGATACGGAATATGCTGGAGATATGAACCGAGCAGGGCTTCATCATCAATCTTTTCAAAATTCATTAGGAATTAAGGCTCAGGTGGATCAAGGGACCGCTCCTAGGCCAAGCACCCCAGCACAGTAATGAATAATGGCCACAAAAAAGATATCAACCCTAGTACCTAAAGTAAAAAGAGAGGCACCCAGCTGCCCAGACTTTATTGCTATTGAGGAGCTCCGAAACTCCCTGATAGACTTCTGTATCAATACAGACATTTTCATGCAAGATCTTGAGGGCCTTCAGCTTGCTAAAAACATCAACGAATATGATGTAACAGATTTAACTATCCCCACAGGAAGCGAGATGAATCATATCATAGATATTTTTAGGGATAATGCAGGATCTGATATTCCCATCCTTTCTGAAAAAACTTATTCCAGGCTTGAGCCAAAATCTCAAATTGGAGGCGTTTCTATTTACAGTTATTATGGCAGAGGTACGACTAGGTATTACACACAAAAAGACCAGGACACAATTTTATTTGCTCCAACGCCAGACCAAGCAGAGAAGGTTTATGTTTTATACAGCTTAAAACCAACCATTACCACAACTGTCATTCCTAGTGTTATTGCTAATGAATACACAGAGACTTTGGTACACGGAGCTTTATATCGATTACAGATGATGAAAAATTCACCCTGGAGTGATATGGAGTCTGCAAATCTTAATAAACAGTTGTATGATAAAGGCGAGGCCATTGCCGTGAGAAAAACCAAGTATGGCAATGTTGGTGCCGCATTTACAGTAAGATACCAGGAGTTTGCATAATGGCTTATTCAACAACAATGGAATTAGTGCAAGGAGATACCTTGCCACAAATAATAGTCACTCTAAAAGATTCAAGTGAAGCTGCATCGGGGCAAACACTAGACTCCGAAGACAGCTCTACTTTCAAGCCTATTAATTTAACCGGAGCAGCCATAACTTTAAAAATTCGTGAGATTGGTGCAACCTCTTTGACGGACACCTTAACCGGAGCAATAACGGATGCTACAAATGGAAAGGCTGCGTTTAATTTAGGGGGCACCACCCTATCCTCTTCTGGAACATTTGAAGGAGAAGTTTCTTACACAAATTCATCATCTAAATCTCAAACCGTAGTTGAGTTGATAAAAATTAAGGTAAGAGATGACTTCTAATGTTCCATGACTCTAGATTTTACTCAAGACACCTCTAAGATCAAAATAACCGATCTTGATTTTCAAGATCTACATTTTGATTTAAGTAATGTTAATTTAAAACTAGATACCTCTACTGTACTTTTATATACCCTGGTTACCCATACAAACCTCTCTATGGAGGCGTTTGCTGATCCAGACTCCCCACACAGATGGTTGGAAGACAGCTTTTCATTTACCGATGGAATAGCCCTACACTCTAACTTAGGAAAAACAGACTCTTTTCAGTTAACCGAAACAACGGCCCTGGCGGTAAGCAAAGGAGCTGCTGATACATTGAGTGTCTCAGAAAGTTTCGCCAAGGAACTAACTTACAACCGGGCCTTTACAGATTCCCTTAGTTATACGGACAGTGAAACCCTGGTGGTTGGAAAAAACATTAATGAAACCCCAATTCTAACAGAGAGCAAGGTTTTTGATTTAAGCAAAGCAAGTTCAGACACGGCCAATATCTCAGAAAGCTTTGCACAATTATTTGGTTTAAGTAGAACTGATTCAACAACGATGTCAGATTCTTTTTCAAAGGTTACTACCTTTGCACGAACCCTTACAGATTCTTATGCACTTGATGACACAGCAAGTGCGTCAGATGATTTGCGAACCGATATAGGCGTTAATAAGAACAATGTTGTGACGATGTCAGAATCATTTTCATATTATATGGACTGGGTAGATAGTCTCGCAGATTCCCTTTCATTGGTGGACACCCCGGCTATTAATTTTAGTCAAGGTGAAACAGCAGATAATTTTTCTGTTGTTGACTCACCCGTGTTAGGATTTGGTACTATCTTTACAGATAGTGCTTCGATTTCTGAGTCAATATTGGTAGAATTAATTATAGGCAGAGGAGCTAAGTTAAATCAGACTATCTTCAATGCCTTTATGTTAAATTCTTAATTTAGAGTAAAAATAGGAAAAAATAATGTCTAATATAAATGAGCAACTAAAAATGACGGGCCACTTACAAATTGAGCTGAATGGCGAACTTGTAAGGGACATCGACAATTTAGTGGTTACAGCAGGTAAGACTTTTGTTGCTTCCAGCATGTTAAAAACAACGAGTAATAGCCCGGCAGCCATGACACACATGGGTGTTGGAACAAGTACGCAAGATCCAGCGGCAGGTGATACAGCCCTAATATCCCAAGTGGGTAGTAGAAAAGCTTTCACTACAGCTGCGGCTTCCTCTGCTGCTGTGGTTACTTATATTTGTGCTTTTGCAGCTGGTGAAGGAACTGGAGCTCTTACTGAAGCAGGTGTTTTTAATGCTGCTTCTAGCGGAACCATGTTATGTCGAACTGAATTTGCGGTTGTCAATAAAGGATCCGCTGACTCCATGACAATAACTTGGACTGTAACAGTAAGCTAACAGTAGGAGTAATTTTATGGGCGTTTTATATACAAATAACGCTGAAACTACTCTTGCTTCGGCAATTACCAGTACAAGTGCCACAAGCATAACAGTAGCGAGTAGCTCAACCTTCCCTTCTTTAAGCGGGAGTGACTACTTCTATGCAACACTAGAGTTGGCAGATGCGTCTGCCCGTGAGGTTGTTAAAGTTACAGCGGTCAGTGGTGTTACCTGGACAGTTGTTAGGGCCCAAGACAATACAACAGCAGCAACCTTTGCCGTAGCTGATAAAGTTGAATTGAGGCTCAATGCAGCCTTATTAACTGCTGTGGTCAACGATGCCATGTCAGACGCTTTCACGAGGCAAGCTTTTACTGGCGATGGATCTGAAACCGACTTTACATTAAGCAAAGCCCCTGCCAGTGAGAACGACTTAATTGTATTTATTGAAGGGGCATTCCAAACACAAAGTGCGTATAGCATTAGTGGAACCACATTAACCTTTTCAGCAGCCCCGGCCAACACCAGGGAAATAATTGTTTATCATATTACTGCTGCGGTTAATGGAGATAGTTTGTCGCAAAACAACTTCACCTCAAACGGTAACTCAGGCAGTGGAGGAACTGTCTATACTCTTTCTATAGATCCATTACACGAGAACAACACTCTGGTATTTTTGGATGGGGTATACCAAAACAAATCAACTTATGTAGTTAGCGGAACCACATTAACTCTTGATGCCGCTCCTACAAGTGGTGTTGTTGTTGAATGTATTACACACACACAGACCGAAATTAATACCCCGTCTACTAATTCTGTAGTAACGGCATCCATTGTAGATGCAAATGTGACCACAGCTAAACTTGCAGCTGACGCTGTTACTGCCGCTAAACTGGCAGATAATGCGGTTGTAACTGCAAATATCACAGCGGATAGTGTTACCCAGGCTAAAATGGCAGATGATGCCGTTGGCCCAGATCAGTTGGCTTCGAGTGCAGTGGTTACTGCTTCAGTTGTGGATGATGCTATTACGACAGCAAAGATAGCTGATGATCAAATTACAGCAGCCAAGATAGCAGATAATTCAATTACAAATGCACTTATGGCAGACGATGCCATAGATTCAGCCGAAATAGCCAATGGAGCTATTGACTTAGCTCATATGTCAGTTAACTCAATAGACTCTGATCAGTATGTTGACGGATCTATAGACACAGCTCATATAGCAGATAACCAAGTTACTTTAGCTAAGATGGCAGGGCTTGCTCGTGGCAAAGTAATTATAGGGGACTCAAGCGGGGATCCTGTAGCTTTGACATTAGGAACAAGTGGTTATGTATTAAAAAGCGATGGAACAGATATAGCTTGGGCAGCAGACTCAGGATTAAGTGCAGAAGAAGTACAAGACATAACCGGAGCTATGTTTAGCTCTAATACCGAATCAGGTATTACTGTTACATACCAAGACGCAGATGGTACAGTTGATTTCACGGTTGGAACACTTAACCAAAACACAACTGGTTCGGCTGCAACGCTTACTACAGCTAGAACTATAGGAGGAGTGTCCTTTAACGGATCTGCAAATATTAATCTACCCGGTGTAAATGCAGCCGGTACACAAACTTCTACGGGATTAACGGGTTCTCCAAACATTACAGTTGGAACTATAGGTTCAGGCAATATAACAACCACAGGATATTTAGCAGGACCAGCTTCCTTTGTTATTGATCCAACAACGGTGGGTGATAATACAGGCACTGTTGTTATAGCGGGAAGCCTCCAGGTAGACGGTACCACGACCACAATCAATTCAACAACATTAACTGTTGATGATCTTAATATTGTATTAGCTAGTGGTGCTGCAAATAGTGCCGCTGCCAATGGAGCTGGAATAACTGTTGATGGGGCCAGTGCTACAATTTTATATACCCACGCCACTACTAGCTGGGATCTGAATAAACCTGTAACAATAGCAGGAACATTAGGAGTTACAGGAGCTACTACTTTTACTAATGCTACTAATACAATAAGAGCAGATGATGCTTTTTTTAGAATAGAAGAAGCTGATGGAACAGATATAAGTTATTTAGGTGATCTTACGGGTTCAGGACAAGGTGGTTTATTTTTATACGATCATGGTGGAACTGCAACTGTCCAACTTACAGCGTATGCAGCCTCATCATTTAGCGGAGCTGTAACTGTCGGTGGAACATTAGGAGTTACA